CACGAGTCAAATTGAGCAGGCAATGAATATTGCCTTCTTCGATGGTGAAGAGAGAAAGGATCATTATGTCAAATTTGAGCTCAAGGGATTGCTCAGGGGCGATATTCAGGCAAGAACGGAATTTTACAAAGCCATGCTTGACAGAGGTGTTTACAATGCCGACCAGGTGCTTGATCTTGAAGATGAAAACCCGCAGCCTGACGGACTCGGAAAAATATATCACGTGCCCCTCAATATGATAAACAAAGAGCTTATAATGTCCCCGCAGCCTCTCACTATTGAAAATAAGAGTGCTCCTATTGTTGTAAAGAGAGATCTTAAGCCGGCTATACAGCAAAGAAGCGCGGCATTGAGGCGAAAAATAACAATTTCTTATAAGAGTCTATTTGATGAATACGGAAAGAAAATTGTAAAAAAAGAGGTTGATGCTATTCGCGGCGCTATTGAAGAAATGCTTTCTCAAAAAGGAATAGTGGACTTTAACAACTGGCTTGAAAATTATTACCGTGATTTCGGAAAGGAAATTGATAAACATGCTTCACCATTGATTTCAAGTTATGCGGCAGCCGTCCTTCCAGTGGCACAGGACGAAATCAACAGCGATTTTGATATTTCCCCTCAATATCAGGATTTCCAGCGGGAATATAAAGATTATTTCACAGCACGGCATATAAAATCCTCCCAGGGGCAATTAGGTGCAGTGATAAGAGATGCGCAGGAAGCAGGAGAGAATGAAGCCGAGGCATTAGAGCAGAGATTAACGGAATGGGAAGAAAAACGGCCCGGCAAAATAACGATGCGTGAGACTATAAGGGCGGAAAGCGCCTTTGCGCGTTCGGTTTTCGCGCTTTCAGGTATTTCAAAAATACGATCGATAGCATACGGGACGAATTGTCCATACTGTCAGGCCCTTGACGGGAAAGTTATAGGGATTGATGATTTTTTTTTGACAAAAGGCGATTTTCAGCCTGAAGGAGCTAAAGAACCATTGAAAGTAACAAGTAACCGCAGTCATCCGTCATATCACGAAGGTTGTGATTGCGGAATTATGGCTAGCATATAGGAGGTAATTAAAATGCCATACGAAAATGAACACAGCTGCAGATTAAAACCACCGAATTACAAAAACTATGCAAGAAAGAATTGTTACAAGAAGCATGATGGAAAGTGCATAGATTTTATTTTTGGGATCCTAGGACCTGATGAAAGCGAATTACAAGCAATGAGATATCCAAAAGATATATGGTCAGAAGAAGATGCACGTGCTCACTGTAAAGAAAATGATGGCGCATTTGAAGCAGCTAAAGAAAAGGAATCTATTGATAATTCTGTAGAGCGGAGATATTTGCCAATCCAGGAAATTAGGGCGTCAAAAACGGATGACGGGAAAATGATCATTGAAGGATATCCAATTGTCTATGAGAAATACGCTAATATCTGGGGATTCAAAGAAATTATCCGGCAGGGGGCTGCTACTGAAGCATTAAAACGAAGTGATGAACTTGTATTGTGGAATCACGAAGTGGATCAGCCCATGGCTGCAAGAAAAAACGGAACACTCGAAGTTAGGGAGGATGATAAAGGTGTTTTTATCAGGGCTGATGTTTCTAAGTCAGTATGGGGCAGGGATGGATATGAAGCGATCGAAAACGGCATTATCGATAAAATGTCGTTTGCTTTTGATATAGCCCGGGGCGGCGACAATTGGTTTTGGGAAGAAATTGACAGTATTGAATTTGAAATAAGAGAAATAATAAAATTTCAAGAACTATATGATTATTCGCCGGTAAGTTACCCGGCGTATAATGATACGGAAGTTGTGGCAAGATCAAAAGCTCTGGCTATGAGAAACAGAACCGAACCGGAAGCGTCCGGGAAGGACAATACAGCGGTATTGGAAGTTTTGAAAGATGCCAGGGATAATATAAAACAAAGAAGAGAGGTTATAAAAAATGGATATAAAATTATTAATGCGGAAAAAGGATGAGCTGCTTGTAAAACGGCAGGGAATCCTCGACAAGGCAGTCGAAGAAGAAAGAGGCTATACGGAGGAAGAGCGCGCCGAAGTCAAGAGCCTCCAATCCCAGGTTACTGATTATGACGAGCAGATCAAAGAAGCCCAGGAGATTGAAAATCAGAGAGCTGGTATCCCTCCGAATCAGCCGAAACCTGGAATGCCTGCAGGGGATCCCGGGCCCACAGAAACTAAATTCAAAAATCTCGGCGAGTTCGTTCGGGATATCTGGATGGCTCAGCATAAAGGAAAAATCAGCGAGAATATTCGAGGGTATTCAGATGTCATGAATGCGAATTTGAGAGCAATGAATATCTCCGACGGTATTTCGCTTGGTTTTCTCATCCCTGACACTTTCGAAGCGGGGACTCTGAAGCTTGTCGGTACCGGCGGATACATTCGTCAGCGGGCCAGGGTAATTCCAGCGGGAGAATATCCTGACGCGAAATTCAAGAAAAGGGTTTTGAGGCAAGGAGCAGCCGGGGTATATAATGGCATTCTTGTGAATTATATCTCCGAAGGAAACCCACCTGTCGATGAGAGCAAACTTGAGCACGATCTTTTTGTACTTGATCCATCCGACAACAAAATCTGTATGTTCTATATCACCACTGAAGAGACCTTGCAGAATCCGACGGCAATAACGGCGGATATGGAAATTTCCTTTAGGGGTGCTCTTGGTGAGCTTGAGGACGATCTGTTCATCAGCGGTGATGGGATCGGGAAACCGAAGGGGATCTTGAATTCATCGGGAATCAGGCTTATAGCCCGGAACACATCTCTGGATTTCAAATTCGACGATGTTGTGCAGATGTCGAAGTACATGTATCCGAGAGCAGTAAATCGGGTATGGGAGCTTTCCCTCGATCTGTACGACAAGGTTGCTAAAATGGCGGATGCTCAGAGCAGGCTGATCATGATTATCGGCGATGCTACAAAAGGCGTCCCCGATATACTTCATGGCCGGCCAATTCATTGGAGCGAAGTCAATCCATCTGCCGGCAGCAGGGGTGACGCTATTCTTGCTGACTGGTCGTTCTATTACATCAAGGACGGCTCCGGTCCCTTCTTCGCAACTGATCCCTATACGAGATTTCTTGAGGGAGAAATCAGAGTCAAGATGACCGTCAAGATGGACGGCGATACCTGGATCAAAGAACCGCTAAAACTCGCAAACGGAATGGATGTATCTCCGTTTGTAGTACTGGAGGCATAACATGAAAACGAGAATACACGAAGATGTAAAGATTGACATCGGGCTTGTCTCTCAGGTCCTGGATAACACCAATGTGACAGGGAAGTATCACAGCCTGAAAGATTACCGGAGCGCCCTCGCCATTTTAAGTGGCGGGGCCATGGCTGCCACAAAAACAACCAAGATAGAGCTCCTGCAGGCAAAAGATGCAGCCGCAACCGGATCCAAGGTTATAACCGGGGCTGAGGCGACGATCACAGCCAATGCCCTTGTTACTGAGATGACGATCACCCTGGCCACTTTCCTGGCTGCCGGCACGATCACGATTAACGGCCTTATCTTCACAGCTCATGCGGATACAACCACACCGGCAAACCGTGAATTCAGCATCGCCGGCACGGATACACAGGACGCGGCTGAACTTGTGACCTGTATCAACGATGCGACTTACGGCGTGCCCGGGATTACTGCTTCCAATGTTGCAGGAGCTGTCACCCTGATAGCGACAGATCCCGGTGAGAAGATCATAACGGTGTCGAGCAGCCCGGATGATGGGACTTGTGTAAAAGCGACTACGAAAGCCCAGGCTTTTGTTGAGATCTTGTCAACGATGCTGGACAAGATAAATGATTTTACACATGTTGCCGTGAAAGTTACTACAACGGCGACCTCAAATGTGGCCGCGGTCCTTCAGCGAGGAAGATACAGATTTACGCCTGAACAAAAAGTAGGGGCTTCGGCTTCTCTTTAATTAGGTGGAAAAATAACCGGGAGGGGGTTTCCCTCCCGGATAATAAAAGAGGTTAATATGAAAGTCGAACTAATCAAAAAAGCAAGATTGGATGGAAAAGATATCAAACCTGGGGACACGGTAGATATTGACAACAAGCTGGCTCTTGCATGGATTGACGGGAATATTGCACGAATGCATGTTCCGGGACGGGTCCGGGATGTTTTTTCTAAAATGAGCAGAAAGGAACTGCTCAAACTTGCGGAAGAGAAAGGCATCGAAGTATCTAAATTTAAGAAAGCGAAAAAGGATGATATTATTGCCCTTCTCAAAGAATGTGAGAATTCGCTAAATGAGAAAAGGGGTGAAGATCATGACGAGGGAACAGAAGAAGAAGAGCAAAATAAAGAAGCCGGAAACGGCGACAAAGAACCCGATTGAAAATGCGGCCAGGCTAACTGGTAATACGAGTAAAAAATAGAGGTAGTAAATGGGATTGAAACTCATTACACCACCGGCAATTGAACCGGTATCACTTCCTGAGATTAAACAACATCTTAAGATTGATTCCGATCTGGAAGATGCACTCTTGTCGGACTTTATCACGGCAGCCCGGGAATATTGCGAAAGTTATCAGAATCGTGTATTCATCACACAGACGTGGGACCTCTTTCTGGATGATTTTCCCGATTCACCGTTTAAGATTCCGCTTCCTCCTCTCACCGGCCAGGCGGAAATAACAGCGATTACCTGTGAAGCTGATACCGGCGGCAGCCTTAGCGGGAAATATATCACTCTCGATGATCCCACTACGGCATATTACGCCTGGTTTGATGTAACTGGCGAAGGATCAGTCGATCCGGCATTATCGGGCAAGACGGGCATCGTTGTAGGTATAGCTGTAGATGCGGATGCAGACACAGTGGCAACGGCAGTCAAAAATGCCATTGATGCAGTAGGTGATTTCGGCGCCGTAGCAGCTTCCGCAGTCGTGACCGTGATAAACGCCAATAATGGAGTTGTGACAGACGTTACAAATGGAAATACAGGATGGTCGGTTGCACCGAATGTTATAACACAAGGTCAGGCTCCGATCGTACATATCAAATATTACGATACGGCCGGGGCGGAATACATTTTTGCTGCTGCAAATTATGATACGGATGCATCAGGATACAGAGGCAGAGTGGCGCTCGGCTATGGCAAAAGCTGGCCGACTATAGTGCTTCGATCTATTAATGGCGTGGTCATTCGATTTATAGCCGGATATGGTGTCCTCGCAACGAATGTCCCGATGAAAGTGCGATTGGCTATCAAGATTCTGGTCGGGCATATGTGGGAGAACAGGGAGGCGACTGATATAAAAGAATTGAAAGAAGTACCGTTTGCCGTGCATTCACTTCTCGGATTTAAAAGGATATGGCCGTTATGATCAGGGCAGGGGATCTGAGACATAAAATCATAATTCAGCAAAACACGCCGACACGGGATGCCATGAACGCAGAGATCGATTCATGGGCTGATTTTGCGACCGTGTGGGCCTCAATAGAACCGATCAGAGGAAAAGAATTTTGGGATTCGCAGCAAGTCAATGCAGAGATCACGGGAAAGATAAAAATACGGTACCTGGCGGGCGTGATATCAAAGATGCGGGTGAAATATGAGACAAGAATATTTGAAATTATATCCGTAATAAATCCCGGAGAAAAAAATAGTGAATTACAATTGATGGTCAAGGAATCAGTATGAAATCGATGGTGAAGGTTCAGGGTATTGAGCAGCTAATAAAAAACATTAAAAACCTCTCCGTTGAATTGGATAGAACAAACAAGAATGTATTCAACCAGGAAGCTGATAAGCTCGTGCGGGTAATGAAAGGCAAAGCGCCGCAGGATAAAGGAAATATAAGGGATGCGATCAGAAAAAAGA